GTACCGCTCGTCGGCGATGGCCTTGTGCTTGGCCGCCAGTTCCTCGGCCGCCTTCGTCGCCGCTTCGGTGGCCTTGGCTTCGTCCTCGCGCGCCCAGATCAACTCCTGCAGGTAGCGAAGGTGCTCGGGGATCTGCTGCAGCTCACGCGCGCGCAGGGCCTCCACGTCGCCGTCGAGTTCGAGCAGGCGGCCGGTCAGGCCGAGCGCGATCTGATAGTTGGACTGCCATTTCGCAGCGGCAGCTTCGGTCGCCGCAGCCGCCTCGTCGCGCACCTTGGCCAGGTCCTGCTCGGCATGGATCTGGCGCTGGATGACTTTCTCGGCCTCGGTCATCGTCGAAAGCTCGATCTGGCGCGACAGGGCCAGCGCCTCGGCCGACTTGCCCTGCAGTTCGAGCAGCGTCACGCGCATGGAGGACAGGGCGTTCTCCTGCTCCAAGGCTTCGCGCGCCCTGTCGAGCGCTTCCGCCGCGTGCTTGTCGACAATATCCTTGCGCTTCAGCCCGTACAGCTCTTCGACCTGGGCCAGACCCTCACCGGCCTCGGTCGCGATGTCGCGCAGCTTGGCGAATTCCTTGTCGAGTGCAGCCAGATCGAACGCCTGCCCGTCCTTGCGCTGGGCCAGCGAGTCCATCGCACCCTTGAGCGAAAGCGCCTTCTGCAGCTGCTTCTCGATGTCACCTTCGCCGTTGAGCAACCGCTGCACGCCATCCGACAGCCCGGTGAAAACGCCGTCGCTGATCGCGTCCTGGATCGCCGCCTTGAGCGCGGCTTCTTCGTCCTGGCCGAAGTTGAGCACGCCCGCGCCCTTGGTCCGACCCTGACCGGAGGGATCGAGCACGAAGTTCTTCTTGCGCATACCCACCGAGAAACTGGCGCTGCCGATCCCGGCGCCGAGCTGTTCGGCCAGCTGGTTGAGCACGTCGAGAACACCGCCGCCCAGCTTGGTCGCAGCCGCGATCCGGCTGTCGCTGTTGCCGCGCGTGCTGACGAGGCCCTGCTCGTTGAACGTCGCCGATCCACGCGGGGTGGACTTGAGCAACTTGCCGACCATGTTGCCGAGGATGCCGCCGATTACGGGCGCGATGGCGCCAGCGAATTGGCCGGCCAGCTTCCCGAATTCACCACCAATGCCCTTGGCGACCGCGTTGCCAATATCTTTCCCGAAACCCTTACCGATCGCTCCGCCGAACGCTGCACCGACATTCGTGTTTCCAGCGCCGAAGATCATTTGAGCACCAGCTACACCGAGGCCCGCACCCTGCAGCGCCTTGATGACCGTGCCATCTTGGCCGAGCCAATCCGCCATGTCCTCACGCAGGAGCCGGATTTCGCGCTGGCCAGTTTCGGGATTTGTGCGGCTGTAAGCGGTATTGCCGACGCTCTGCATGATCGCGCCTAGAGGGCCGGGAACGCCCGAGAAGTCGCCGCTGCTCATACCCTTCATCAGGGCGGCAATGTCGCCAATCTTCGATGCTTTGCCCCCTATAAGGTCGAGAAAGTCGATCGTGCGGTCGAGTTGTTCGTTCCACTCGGCAGTTGCCGCCGCTGCATCTTCCATCGGCTTGGTGCGCGCTGCCTGATCCCGGCGAATTTGCTCAAATGCGCGTTCGTAATCTTCCTCCAGGCGCTGTGCCTGAATCTCCTTGGTCCTCTTCCAAAGGGCACCAAAGGCCTTGTTTACGTCGTCCGCCAGACGTTCCAGCGCCTTTGCAAGTTCCTTGGCGAACTCATCGCCGGCTGCCTTGCCTGCTTTGCCGGCCTCGCCCTTCCGATCCTTCAGTGCCTTGTCCAGGCGACCCGTTGCACGCTTGAAGCCTGCATCGCTCCATGCAGAGAGGGCGCTATCGAACTGGCTACCAGCTGCCTTCAGGTGCTTCTGATAACTGGCGACGACCGATTCAGCCGCCGCCTTGCCAGCGCCCGCATAGCTATTCTTGATCCGAGAGATATTCGGCGACCAGAACACCTCATTGTTCGGCCCTTTGATGGTGCCGAACGAATTGATGGCGTCGATGGCAGCGTTCAGGCCGTTGATGATGCCCTCTGCGAACACCTCGCCGCCGTGATCGCCAGCATACTTCAGCGCGTCGTCTATGGTGTAGATTGCCGCATAAATTTCAGAGATATTCTTCTTCGCATTGGCGGCGATGTCGCGGAACATGCTCATGATCCACTCTTTGAGATCCGCGAACACTTGCTCCAGTTCCAGAGCTTGTTTGATGACATCCCAGAGGCCGAGGATCATATCGCCCGCAGTCACTGCAGCGCCGCCGGCTTTTTCGATCTCTTCCTTAGTCAGGCCCAGCGAAGCGGCGTAGGCGTCAAGCTCGCCCTTCTTCTCGGCATTGACCGTTTCGAGCCAAGCCCACATCGCGCCCGAGGCGGCGCCAATGGCGATGAGAAGTGGCGCGAACCGGCCGGCAAGTCCGCCAACATGTTTAGTCAAGCCCCAGACGCTCATGCCCGCGTCGTCCATCGCGTTCTTTATTTGCGGCCCCTGCATCACCAACGCCATCAGCACGCCCTTGAGCGGATCGGAGCTGTTCGCGGCCATGGCGAATTGCACGCCCAAGTCCTGCGCTTGGAATGCAAGGTTCCGCATCCCAAAGGCGGCATGCTTCGACGACACGCCGACCTTGTTGATCCCGGTGCCCATGGTGGCGAGGTTGTCGTTGGCATACTTGGCCGACGCGGCGATATCCTTGCTCGCGGCATTCACCGCGCGCTTCGCCTTGTCCAAATCTTGCTGAAGGCGGGCAATCTCAGCAACGATTTCGATGCTGAGACGCCCAGCGGGGACACCACTGGCCATAGATCACCCTTGTTGGATTGTCTGGCGAGGCGTAGAAGCGCGCGCCATGTGGTTTCTTCTTGCCTGCACCATCGCCGCAGACGACGGCCTGTCGTGCATCACGCCAGTTCAGGTTGAAACTGAAGCTGCCTGCAGGGCGCTAGAGAAAGACTTTCTCGCCAACGCTAAGGCAACCTATGCGGTCGCAACTGTGCGGACGCGATGCTCGCAGACACCGCCTACCGCCCCTTCCGCCCCGCCAGCGCCCCAACCAAAGCCTTGAACTGATCGTTCACCTTGTCCCGCACGTCTTGCGGCAAGGCCGTCGAATACGGCGCGGGGCAGCTGGCTTTTTTCGACTCATGGCGCTGGGAAACAAAGGCGCTCGACATGCGCCGGATCGCCTGCGCTTCCCAGGGCTCGATCGAGATATCGCCGAGGGCACGCCAAGCGTCGATATCCTGCCATGTAATCGAGCCTTCACCCATGCCGGCCGGCGATGAAGGTCCGATCTCAAGCCACCAGTTGATCAGGTAACCATGGCTGACCGGGGGTAGCCTGATCGCTTCTCCCCGGCCTTCCATCGCCTGCAATCGTGTCGGGGGATCAGGCCTTTTTCCCGCCCCCTTGAATTCGACTTCGGGAGATGTGTTCAACCAGGCGAGCTGGCGGGCGTAGAGACAGAGGGCGTCGAGGCGGTCGCCGAGAACGCCGACCAGTCGTTTCCCTCTTTGCTCAGCTGGTCGCGGATATAGCCGATGCCGTTGTCAGCATAGGCGGCGCGAAACATGTCCTTCTGCGAGGCGAACTCGCCCGGATAGGTCCAGCCATTGAAGCTGACCGTGATCGCCACGAGGAAGTCGGCTTCGTCCTCGTCGCGGTGGTCCGCGATGGCGCTGGCGATCTTACGCGGGTTCTTCTCGGCGCGCGATGCCTGCTTACGGCTGCGCTCGGCATCGGCCTGGCGCCACGTCTTGGAGGCTGGACCGCACAGGGTGACGGACAGGCGGTTGCCGGCGTCGTCGAGCAGCGGGGCGCCGTCGCCATCGGTCAGCTCGATCTTGGCCGTCTCAGCGGCGCGCTTCTTGGTGATGTCGTAAGTCATTAAAATGCCTTTCGTGGAAGGGGTGCCCGGCCCGCCATGCGCCACGACACGCGGCGGGCCGAACGAGAGTGCCGATCGTGGTCGGGAGAGGGTTACGCCGGCTCGACGTAGACCAGGCCGTCTTCGGTCTGGCTGACGATGGTGTAGGCCAGCGTGACCGAGCGCGTCGCAACCGCGCTGCCATCGCCGAAGCTGATCGGGCCACCCATGACGAGCGCGCGACCGTAGAAGTCGCCGAGCGTGGGGCTGGAGATACAGATCGAATAAGCGTTGTCGCTGTCGGTCGCCGTGGTGAGCAAAGCCTGACCCGCGTCATCGGGATCGACGCCGACCATGATCACCTGATCGGGGATGTCGTAAGGGCCCTTGGCCTTCGACGTGCCGCGCGAGGCAATGTTGCGCCAGGTGATAACTTCGAACACCTTGCTCGGGATGTCGCCAAGGTCACCGACTTCGCCGATCTCGGTATAGGTCAGGGCTTCATAGCCAGCCTCGTTGTAGGTCGCCGGGGCGGCAGCGGAAATGCTCAGGGTCGTCCCCGAGCTGGTAAACACGCTCATGACAGGTCTCCATGGGAAATACCCCGCAGAAGCAGGGCCGGTTTATCGCCGGGGTCGGCAATCTGGTTAGCGGGCGGTTTTGCTCGCGGTCTTGCGGGGCGCCTGCACTGCAATTGGTGCGGCGGGTTCGGGAGCGACTTCGACAGGGGCACGCTCAAAGCGGCCAGTGGGCTCCAGATCGGTGAACTGCTGCAGCGGCATCGCCGCCTTGTCGCCCTTGGCGTAGGTCGTGCCGTTCAGGGTGGTGCGCCGCGTGGCGATGGCGTCGATCATCAGCGTGTCTCCAGATATTTGGTCATGAAATCCTGCGATCCGCGCCAACCGGCATAGTCGACATCGTAGAAGTCGGGCCCGGCGCTGTCGGTGTGGATCGTGACGTTGGTCAGCCCGGTCACCGCGACGTTGATCCGGTCGGCTGCCGCGTGGCGCACGGCGCGTAGCAGCTGTTTCTGCTGCGGGTAGTTCAGCCCGACGACGCTGACCTGCACCCGCTCGCGGACGTGGCGTGTCGCCCCCGGCGCCGGAATGTTGCGATCGGTCTTGGAGATGCTTTCGAGCATGACGAATGGCAGCGGGGTACCGAGCGGAGCGGGGCCGGCGAAGATCCGAGCGGTCGGGACCAGCGCGATCATGGCCGCGTCGGCGATCAGGGCCACGCGGACAGCGGCAACGCCGTCCATCAGGCAGCCTCATCCAGTGGAGCCGCAAAGCCGGTCTTGCCCTCCAGATAGGCGCGGATCTTCGCTGCGAAGGCCTGCACTGCCTCATCAGCCTTGGCGTCGAGCGCCGGACGCATGAACGGCTGCGCCGCATGACCTGGATGGGTGATGATGCCGGAAACGAAGTCGTCGCCGATCTTCATCACGCCGCCATTGATCGTGCCCTTGCCGTCCTTCGCCTTGCGCACCGCAACGCGGCCTTCGCCCTTGCCGGTCCGAGCGATGAGGTGCGGGGAAACGCCGAACTCGTGGAACAGGCCGAGAAACGAATGGGGGCCATCGAGCCGGATCGAAATCGAGAACGTACCGTCCGGGTTTTGGCGTGCCGAGCCGGTCTTGATTGCGCGAGCCATCTTGCCGGTCTGCTTCGGGGCGCGCAGGCGGGCCTCGTCGCGAACCGGCGCCGCAGCAGCTGTCAGGGCCGAGCGATAGGCCTGCTTCTGCATGTTCTTCGGGAGCACGGACAGGTAGCGGTCCAGCTCCTTCAGGCCACTGACGGGGAACGCGCGGCTCATGGCGCTTTCCGCATATCAACGAGCCAACCCCACGCCTTGCCAACGAACCAAAAGAACCACAGCGCGATTGCTATACGTCCGAGCGGGTTCGCCAAGGCATTGGTCCACTCTAGAAAGCCGAAGCTCCAGAGCAACGAGACGACGGCCCAGCCAAACACAGCCATCACGGACCCCCAGATCAGGGAGAACGTCACGAGCAGCGCTAGCCAGCGCCCTTTGCTGAGCGCGCAAAGCCGGGGGCCGATGGGATCGCTCATGACTTAATGTCCACTTCGATCTGACAGCCCATCACGAAGGCCGCGAAGATCATCAGCTTGCAGCCCAGCCAGACACGCAGATTCGTTCGCCGCATGCCAGTGACAGCGACCTCAAGCGTGATCTGGCGCATCATCTGCGGCATGGGGATTTCGGCCTTCATCGCTTAGAGCGCCACACCCGATTCCTGGATATCAACGTCCAAAACCGTGGTCGAAGTCGCGATGCCGATGATCGTCGCATATTCACCAGTGCCAACGTCCGCGACCGGGCACAGGCCGCCGGGCGTGTCCGACAGGTAGTAGGCAGCACCAGCGGTCAGGGCGCCGCCGATCACGATCGGGCCCGACTTGTGGACCTTGATCGGCTGACCCGCAGACGCGCTGTTCAGCGTGATGCCATCGGGCGAGCGGAGCGCCGCCGCGCCGTTGCTGTCGGCCAGCTTATAGGTTCCGGCTACCTCGTCGAGATAGACGATCTGGCCGGCCGTAAGGGTGGCGCCAGCGACGCCATCGGTCGTCTTGCCACCGCGCGGCTGCACATTCGCGGCCGTGATAACGATATCCGCCATTGGAGTTCTCCTTCAGGAAATCAGGGCTCTTGGCCCTCGGTGCTCAGTTCTTCGGCCATGAATTCGACCTCGCGCCGGAAGCCCGAGCGCTCGACCTCGGCAGGCCCAGCCAGGATGCGCATGACCCGATCGGCTTCGTCGGGGCTGCGGCCCAGCACTCGCAGGCGCATCGAACTGTTCAGATCGTCGCGAAACAGGAT